TACATCGCCAGAGGTGACACCACGGCGCTATCAGATCCGCTTAAAGCCGGCGCGAACGTTATCAGGGCCGTAACCGACTGGGATATGTCATTTTTCGGCGAAGAGCCAGATTACAAAATCATGACGTGAGGTAATCATGCCCGTTAAAGGTATCAAGCGCATCCAGATGAATACCCACCGGGTACTTAGTGACATAGCTGGCATACGCACGGAGAAGGTTCTCTATCTGGTGATGAATGCCGGCGCCAATCATGCCGCTGTAATTACCCCCGTTAAGTCGTCGACCCTCATAAATAGTCAGTACAAGAAGCTCGAACCAATACCGTCAGGAATGATTGGCAGAGTGGGTTATACGGCTAATTATGCAGCCGCGGTTAATGCTGCAAAGGGCAAGTTGAAAGGTAAGCCAAGGCCTGACGGTAGCGGGAATTACTGGGACCCTAACGGTGAGCCGGACTTTCTCCGTAAAGGCTTCGAGCGAGATGGGCTCAACGAGATTAAGGCCATCATCAGGCAAGGATACAAAGTATGACACGTAGCGAGGTGTATAACGCGCTGAGAATGTGGTTACAATCTCACGGGTTTGATGTCGGCTACCGCGTCCAGAAACGCTTCTGGAACGAGCTGGAAGGTACGGAGGGGGAAAGATACCTTGTAATCCAGCAAAACGGCGGTGGCACTCCTGAGGAAGCCATAACGCGAGACTTTTTTCGCATCCTTGTTCTGTCAGAACAGAACGACAGCGATATTAACGAAGTTGAAGACCGCGCTGATGCAATCCGCCAGGCGATGATCGACGACTACCAGACTGAGTGCATCATCTCGATGCAGCCAATCGGCGGAATTACCGCCATCCAGACCGAAGAAGGCCGTTACCTCTTCGATATTTCCTTTCAAACCATCATTTCCCGATAACACGGAGATAAAGACATGGCATGTGAAGCAGGTGCTTTCACAGGGCGTGATGTCGTCGTTTATTACGCGATTGGCTGCCCGGAAGTACAACCTACCGCCAGCGCTTACCAGCGACTCGGCATGATGCGCGGTAAAACAGTTAATGCAGAGTGGGAAACCGCAGATGCAACTGCCGATATGAGCGCCGCGTTTACGCAGGAAAATCTTGTTACCTATAAGAACATTTCGTTCTCTGGTGACGGCGTAACCCGCAAAGAGGATGTTTATGCGCAAAACGCGCTGAAGCGTCACGTTTATAACCCGCCAGCGGAGACCAGCAACCAGCCGTATGTGTGGTTCAAAATCATCTCTCCAAACGATATCACCGAAGGGCCATTCATGGTTACTTCATGGGGTGATGAAGCTCCACACGATGATGTGGCAACGTGGTCCATTGAGGCATCAAGTGCAGGTCAGGTTGATGTGCGTGATGTCGGTGCAGTTATTACCATTACCACCCAGCCGCAGGGTAAAACATTGACTGCTGGCGACACCCTGACTCTGACAGTTGCAGCTACTGTTTCAGATAGCTCGTCATTGACTTATCAATGGAAAAAAGACGGAACCAATGTGAGCTCCGGTGGTACGACAGCTACATATACTAAGTCCAGTGCGACAACAGGCGATTCTGGTTCATATACTTGTCAGATTAGTTCCAACACCGCAGCCAGTGTAACCACCAATCCGGCCACGGTGACTGTCAACGCATCGTAATTTCTTACTCAGGAGGCTCCGTCCTCCTTTTTCTTATGGGAATTCATGAAAGCAATTACCGATATCGGCCAGGTTGTCATTCGCGCCGGCGACAAAGAGATATTTCTCAACCCTTCATTTCTGGCTATGTCCAGAATCGGAACGCCTGAACAAATCGTTGATGTTTTCGTGAAAGTTCATGCGGGCCATTACCCAAAGCACAGAATTGCTGACCCCCAGACACTAAAAGCGGCTAATGCCCGCTGCTTTGCTGAAATGGCGGCAGCTGCAGCCAACGTAGTCAAGCGCTGTTCTGAAGGTGACGTTGCTGAAGTTATCGGTTCCTACTTGGTGACTGGTGCGGGACGACTTCTGTTCAAGCCGGGAGCCATCCCGATCGAGGATGTTATCCAGATTGCCCGCCATCTGATTCTTCATGGTGTAATGGGCGACCAGCCACCGGAAGAATTCGAAGGAAAGAAAGGTGAATACAGCGACAAATTCGATGTTCGGTCATTCGTCTACACCGCTGTTGCTCACCTCGGCATGAGTGAGTCAGACGCCTGGAATATGACAATGACCAGCTTCCGCGCCGCCATGAACGCCAAGTTCCCGCAGAAAGAGAAAGCCAAAGTACCCACTCAGGAGAAGTACGACGAAGTCATGGACTGGGCAGAACAAATGCTGGCGATGGATGCGCAGAGGCATGGGCCGCACTAAATGGCCCGCTCAGGTTGAGGAGGGATAAAAAATGTTATCAAAAATGGTTTCTGACCGAGTCGGTAAGCGATTCCTGAACAGGGAAATCCCACAATTACCAATGAGCATCAAAGGACAATTAATGAAGCGCGTCAAAATTGAATTTTCATCAGGCGGTATTGTAATCAAGCATACTGGATTCAAGGTCTTGCAGGGTGATCGCGTGTTGGTTGAGGATTTCCTGTCTGGCAAGATTTCAGATGTATTTGTCCGTCACTATCAGGTATGTGCCGATGACAGCCCTGTATCTATTCAGTTTACGAAAGGGGATGTCCCCGGTTTAAATGTGAAGGCCACTCTATCCTGAGCTATCAATACTTGCCTTACTTGTCCGCTGAGAAATAACATGCAATCTGGTTAACCAAGGAGATATGCATGTTTGTAGCAGATGGATTGAAAGCCGACCCTGACAATAATGGATGGGTCTTAGGTTGGGGCGTTGTGCGCACTTCGCCCTGGCACCTTGTCGGGGTATATGCCACCAGGGATGTAGCCGAAACGAAAGCTGCTGAGCTGGGTGTTGGTTACGATGCCGCTTACGGTAGCCATCGTGTTGGAAGCGATGATTTCGTGACAGGGACTAGATTTCTGGATTGACAACTTAAGCCCACTCAGGTGGGCTTTTTCTAATGGTCACTTAATCCTTGTCTATCGAATCCTTATATCGGCCCTGAGAAAGGCTGTAGTTAGCAAATTTCTCAAGGCGCTCCGCAATTTCATCTAGCCGCTTAAGTCTTTCGTCAAAGGGGGTATTTTGGTCAAATTTTGCATTTGACCAAAAATCTTGGCTAACCCTGTGTGCTTCTTCAACTAATTTCTCTACTTCACTATGCGGCATTGGAGAGATAAGTTTGTCTCTCTTGATCCGAAACTGAGAATGAATAGCCACGCCCACAACCTCGATAAAATCAGGCTGGAACATAGGGTATAAAGGGTTTAGTGGCTTAAGGTAGATTTGACGCTGATCCAGTATAAGCTGCTTAAATGCAGCTTCAGAATCATCATTCAGCACACACATTACAAAGTCACCAGAAACAGCCTCGAGCGATGAGTCGAAGGTTACTATTGTGCCTGGAGGGAAGCTTATTCCTTCACCAGAAGACATAGAATCACCGTTAATCTCAACGGCGAAGCAGTATTCATTGGCTTCAGGAGGGGCTGGAATAAAGTCCTTTATAGCGGCTGTTTTTAGTAACTCATCTAGCGATTCAAATCTTGCCTGTACATGTGTTAGTACAGGAATCTCGCGCACAGTAACAGTTCTCTTGACGCTACTAACGTCGGGACCATTGCCTTTACCTTGCGTAAGCCATTCAGTGGTTGTTCCCAATGCAGCTGCAAGGTTTTGAAGTGCCTTTTCTCTTGGCTTGGCTTCCCCGCCCTCGTAAGCAGCGATCTGTCTGGGTACCACGCCTACTTTCTTGGCAAGCTCGGATTGAGTCAAACCGATGGAGTTGCGCGCTATGGCAACTCGTTTAGAAAAAGAATCATCAAAACTCATATTTGCACCTTAAAAAATCATTGACTCAATATTAGTCTGGTACTAACCTAATGTTAAAGATTGAGCAATTGAATAACAAAACTACATGAGGTGAATAATGGAACAGAAGAAAAAAGATATCAAGCCTATCTCCTACCGCCCAAGTGCTGAAGTGCGTGAGTTTTTGGAAAGTAACGCAGCTAAAAGCTACCGCTCGACTCAGGGGATGATCGATTTCTTTATGGCTAAGGTCATGGATATGGAGAAGAAAGGTGAAATTGTCATCCATTAAAAATGTTGAAGCCCCAACTGCGGGAACAGTCAGGGCTTCGATATCAACAAATCTGATAGGACATATTGACATGAATATTGTAGCGAAATCAGAGTACAACTTCAAAGGCGTTCAGCTTTCCCCTATCACTAATCTGGAAGGTGTCTGGTTCACTTCCGCAGACCTGGCTAAGGCGCTTGAGTACTCGAACAGCCGCGCCGTGACGATGATTTTCAACAAGTACGCCGACGAGTTTAGTTGTGGTATGTCTCAGGTACTCAATCTGAGTACCTCAGGAAATTACCGCAAAAAGGTGCGCGTTTTCTCGCTCCGCGGTGCGCATCTGATCGCCATGTTTGCCCGCACTGACGTAGCCAAAGATTTCCGCCGCTGGGTGCTCGATATTTTGGATCGCGAAGTTCAGTATTCGCCGATTGCTAAACAGTTTACTGATGAAGAACTTTGCAGTCTGGCATGGATGTGGAATGTCAGCAATCGAATGCAGGACTTTGCGAAAGATATGTATCCGGCGCTACGCGATCTGAAATCAGCTCATGCTGGCAAGTTTCATGACTTCGGCAGTGAGTTCCGCTGGACGTTTGAAGAGTCGAGAAAAGCATTAGAAAAGGCGACGTCGCATATTCAGTGTCATCCAGAGAAAGATGATAACTGGGCGCGGGTGTTGCCGAAGTTAAGAAAGGAAATTCACTGATGGGCGCATGGGAAGGCGTAAAAAGAAAAACCGCCAGGTAGGACTGGCGGCTCACTGAAGTCTAACTACGTATAGGAGCGTATATGACTGCGTTAAAGATAGCAGACCAAAGATCACATGTCACTATGTCCAGCCGGGAGATTGCGAAGCTCACCAGAAAGGAACATAAGCATGTAATACGTGATATCTGGGAAATGCTTAATGACCTTTACAGCATTACAAAAGATGGTCCAGATTTGGGCAATAAGAAAAATCAAATGGTTACGTTGACTGATGGTGTTGATGTGACCATTGATTCTCGCAGCTATGTGTCAAATTTTCGCCTTGATAAACCGCATGTGGAGTGTCTGCTTACTGGATACAGCGCCGTATTGCGTATGACGGTAATTAAACACATTTACAAACTGGAGGAGCAAGTTAACCGCAGATCTCTGCCGGGAAACTACAAAGAGGCTCTGCTTGCCCTGGTTCAGGCTGAAACCGAAAAAGAGCAGATTGCTTTAGAGCGTGATCAGGCTATTGAAACCAAAGCTTGGATTGGCGAGAAGCGCGAAGCAACAGCGATGGCTACCGCTTCTGCTGCCGTACGCGAAAAGAACAAACTCGCGGAACGACTAGGTGAGAGCAAAAACTACGCCGCTATCATTCCGGTAGAGAAGAAGCTCGACCGTAAGTTCAAGTGGCAACCTCTTCGCAAGTGGTGCCGGGAGAATGACGTCACCCCACATGATGTCGACGACCCACGCTTTGGCTCAGTTAAGTCGTGGCCACGCGCTGCTTGGCTTGCGGTCTACGCCGTAGACCTTCGCAAACTGTTTTAAACCGAAGCGCCAATTAGCGCTTTTGCTTCTTAAACCCGCTTAACCGCGGGTTTTCCTGTTGCTCCGATCCCTGATACGATTCCCTCATCTTTTACCAAAGGGGATAGGGATATGAAACGAGAAACAATTCTCTTGGCATCAATGCTGACGTTGACTGGGTGTTATGATACTCCGCCAACCAAGGACGAGGCTTTCCAGTTAGGGAAAAGGGAACTTTCAATGGCTTTATGCGGAGATAAATCAGCGTCATGCTTCATTGTCCAGGGGGGAAGCTCCAAGGTTTCAGAAAGGAAGAATGACAATACCTATGGAGCTTCGGCGACTTTCAGGAATATCGTTGGAAAAGAAAAACCATTGGATTACCAAGAAGGTATTGTTTTCTTTGATATTGATGCAAAAAATAAGGCCGTTTACGTAAAATCAATCGAGGCTTGGTCGACAGACGGAAGTAAGTCAATCAGGTTATGCGGCCATAATTACAAATTTTGTAAATCGTAACCCGCTCCGGCGGGTTTTTTATTGCTAGGAGAAAATGAAATGGCCGAGAACGTAGGTGATATTGAATATGTAATTAAGGCTGATACTGCTCAGCTGCTGCGTGCAGATAAGCAGGTTACATCTGTAACCAATAACATGGATACTGGGTTTAAGAAGGCTGATAATTCTGCGTCAAAGCTGTCTACGACAATAAGCAAGCTGTCTGCCGCCATTTCTGTTGCGTTAATTGTTGAGTGGGGGAAGAAGTTCCTTGAGCTTGCGGACAACATGACACAACTCCAGGCAAGGATAGCAAGGCTTTCAATGGATGCCTCCACAGCAAAAGAAACGTTTCAGTCGTTGACGCAAATATCGTCAAAAACAGGCGCCAGTCTGTCGGATACAACCAAACTGTGGGAAACATTGACATCGTCTCTTAAAGAAGCTGGCGCATCGAATGCTCAGGTATTAAATCTTACCGATACGCTGCAAAAAATTGGTCGCATAGGCGGAAACTCGACAGAAGAAATGTCGAATGCTCTTCGCCAGTTTGGACAGTCAATTGCGTCAGGCACTGTCAGAGCAGAAGAATTTAACTCAATCCTCGAACAGATGCCTGAGTTAGCAAGACAGATTGCTGCTGGTATGGGTATTAGCATGGGCGAGTTGCGTCAGCGAATGCTCAATGGAAAGTTGACAGCGCAAGATGCTCTTAATGCTATACAGGACAGAACGACAGTTGTTAACGAGGAATTTAATAAGCTTCCACGTTCATTATCACAAGCTACCGGCTCTCTCGAAACATCATTTGCAAAACTTGTCTCCTCAATAAATGACGCAACTGGAGCATCAAGTGCAGCAGTTACTGTCATTGATGGATTGGCAAAATACATCGAGTTACTCGGAGACTCGTCAACATCAACTGCAGATAAACTATGGTCTCTCGCTGGTGCTATTTCAAAACTTAATCCTGGATATATTGGAAAACTTTTAGCTGACGGGCTTATAGGAGATGAATATCCAAAACAAGTCGATGTATTAAGCGAGAAAATTGCCAATCTTACCGGGGATTTAAAAGGGCTTTATGGGCAGGCTGAAAAAACAGCGCATGTGGAGATACCTCAGACCGATAACAATAAGGGAGGAAAAGGAGGGGGTGGGAAGTCCACCAAGAAACAGGCTGATGAAGCAACAGAGTCTCTCGCCAGACAGCAAGCCGCACTTGATCGCCTGAACACTGGTTACGCCGATGGCTCGCTCGAATTAGCGAAATACGATGCTGTTGTTGCCCTTGGTAACAAAGCATCAGCAGAGCAGATCATCAAAGCGGAACAGCAAGCCGAATCCATATGGAAGATACAGCAGGCTACAAAAGCGGCGGCGGAAGAAGAGCGTAAACGCAAACAGTCACAGCAAAACTTCACAAATCTACAGGGACAAGCTTCACCAGTCGCTGCGGTTGATAATGCTTTTGCTCAGCAGAAGGCACAGCTTGATGAGTACGCGCGCCTTTACCCACAAAGGATTGCTGAGGCTGAAGCTGTTCGGGCCGGAATTGAAGAACAATACCGTCAGAAACGCATGGCGGCAATGTGGGAGGAATGGCAGCAGCAAAGCGAGATTAATAGCATGCTTGGCGCGGCTGTTGATTCCCTTCAAGGTGGCGCGACTAATGCCCTTACCGGTCTCATTAGTGGCACCCAGAGTCTTCAGGAAGCATTCGCCAACATCGGCACGACAATCCTCAATAGTGTTGTCGGTAGTCTGGTGCAGATGGGGATAGAGTGGGTCAAGAGTCAGTTAATGGGTCAGGCCGCTGCTGCTGCATCACTGGCATCGACGATGGCTCAGGCTACCGCTGCTGCATCTGCATGGGCTCCGGCCGCAATGAGCGCTTCAATCGCAACCATGGGTAGCGCTGCTGCTGTTGGCCAGACTGCATATGCCGGTTCATTGCTGGCTGCAAAAGGAATGGCGGTGGCAGGTGCTCGCTACAACGGTGGGCCTGTAGATGCAGGTTCTATGTATCGGGTAGGCGAGCACGGAAAGCCTGAAATATTTCAGGCCAGCAATGGTAGTCAGTACATGATACCGGGTGATAACGGGCGGGTGATTAGCAACCGAGATATGTATGGAAGTGGTAGTGGTGGCAGCAGCGTAGTTCAGCACATTACCTTCGAAATTAACACCACCGGCGGCATAGACGATGCGACCATGGCTAAGATGGCCCAGATGATGAAGCAGGTGAGCCTGAACACTATCCGTGACCAGCAACGCCCTAACGGGTTACTACGGAGGTAATCGTGCCAGAAACATTCACATGGACACCACAGCGAGCGTACCAGGTTGAACGTACCCCAAACGTAGCCGTTGTTAAGCTAGGTGACGGTTACGAGCAGCGCCAGACCAAGGGTATAAATCCGCTCATGGATAAATACTCTCTCACCTTTCGCGGCGTCAGCGGAGCGTGCCGTAGCAACCCAGCGAAGGATGCTGAGGCATTTCTCAGGGCTCGAATGGTGGTAGAAGCGTTTTACTGGACGCCATCTGATACCGGAGTTCAGGCGCTGTTTGTCTGCCGCTCCTGGAGTTTAACGAAGACGGGGCCGCTATTTGAATTGACGGCAACGTTTGAACAAGTACCACGATAACGTTTGAACAAGTACCACGATAAGGGGAGATGTTATGAATTTAGACCTGAGAAGCGAGGAGCACAAAATGAACAAATACATCCTAAAAGTTAAGTCACTTTATTTAGTTAACGAAACTGTATCGGTGGGATTAGGTGTATATTCTTCACAAATGCCATCGCTACTGTTATTCAGTATGGAGATTGAAATGGAACGAAAAGGCGATGCGAGCCTTTCTGCTTATGAGATGGAGGCGATTGAAAAGGCCGCCTCACTAATCTGTGATATTGCTGACAAATTGGAGGCGGCGGCTTAAGTGTTTATTTCAAGAACGGTTCTGGCTGATTACTACCAAACATAGCTCTCACCGGTGGTTGCATAAGTTCATTGATTGCATGCTTTGGCACTGATGTGCCTCCCATAGTAATTTTACTCAGTTCGTCATTAAGCTTTGCTTTTAGTGAATCGCTAAATTTCTCATCACCGCCTCGCTCGTCTAGTGCTGAAACAATGCTGTAAAGTAAGAAATTTGAGGCCACTTTGATTTTCTGATTTTCTTTCTTTAGGTCGTTAACCTGATGGATCAGATCGTTAATTGTTCTTTCCATTTTGTCTCCTAAATGAGGTAATCAGCCATCCCTCCTTCATTAAGTGCGCCAGCGTCCCACCACTGACGGGCTGAACGCATACATTAACCAGGGTTATTGATTAGCAACACCCTGATATTCAGACAGTAGCCACCTCCGGGTGGTTTTTTTTATGGGAGATTGCTGTGCGCGACATACCAGCCAGTATGATTATAGATAGCGTCGATGCCGGAGTCGGCGCTTTCATTGACCTTTTCGAAGCAGACCTGCAACCATATGGCGGTGACCTTATCCGCTTCCATTCCGGTACAAATGGCTATTACGGTAATGTTATCTGGAAGGGCAACCAGTACCAGGCTTACCCGATAGCAGTGGAAGGATTCGAGTCAAAGAACGAAGGGACCTATGCCAGGCCAACAATGGTTGTGGCGAACGTGACCGGCCTGATTACCGGGATTAACCACGATTTTGATGACATGCTTGGCGTGGTAATCACCAGGCGTCAGGTGCCGGTAAAATATCTTGATGCGGTTAACTTTCCGAACGGTAATCCTGATGCAGACCCGACACAGGAGGCCGTTTCCCGCTACGTTGTCGAGGAGATGACGGAAGAGACGTTTGAACAGGTGACCTACACGCTGGCGACACCGATTGACTGCGATAACGCCATTATCCCGGCTCGCACTATTCTGGCTGACGTGTGCCAGTGGCAGTATCGCGGCGTTGGGTGTGGATATGACGGGCCGCCAGTTGCAGATGAGCGCGATAATCCAACCGCAGACCCGGCGAAAGATAAGTGCTCTCACCGCCGTAGCGGCTGCCGTTTCCGTTATCCGCGACCGGAACCAATGCCAATCAGCAGTTTCCCCGGCTCTCAAAAGGTCTCCTGATGCAAGAATTACTCGATTATGCGGCGTCGTCGCAGGATGAAGTGTGCGGCTTAATCATTGATGACGAACGGCTGTTCCGCTGTCGGAACATACATCCCGATCCAGGTATGCATTTCCGTATCAGTGATGATGACTGGCTGGTGGCCGAGGAAGCAGGAGAGGTGACGGCAGTCTTTCACTCGCACCCACAAAACGTACCGTTCCTGTCTGGCGCTGATCGCCAGATGCAGGTTACCAGTGGTCTTCCGTGGTGGCTGGCGTGCGATGGCCGGATACTGAAATTCAGACCAGTGCCATTCCTGCTGGGCCGCAGGTTCGAACATGGCATCATGGACTGCTACACCCTTTTCAGGGACGTGTATCACCTGTGCGGCATTGATCTGCCTGATTTTGAGCGCACTAACGGATGGTGGTTGCGCGGTGATAATCTCTATCTGAGCAACATGCCTATCAATGGCTTCCGCCAGGTATCGACTGGCGAAGCGCAACCAGGTGACGTCATCATCAGGCAGCCATTCCCCGGCGCTGACCCTTGCCACGCAATGATTCTCCTCGAAGAAAACATAGTACTTCACCACGACCACGCCGGACATCTGAGCCGGAGAGAGCCAATGCGTCCGGCATATGTTAAGCAGATGCATTCCATATGGAGACATGAACAGTGCTCATCTTTAAATTTGCTGGCAGTTTACGCCGATTTTACCGCCAAATCCCTCTGAACGTAGGTACGCCAGCTCAGGGACTGCGACTGCTTCTTGCCCAGAATCACGAATTCAAAAAAGCATTCCTCAATACAAGACTTCGGATCCGAATAGCGGGCGAGGATGTTGAGGCATCGGCTATGCAATGGCATCTGGATCGCCACCTGAAAGATGGTTCTGTAGTCCTGTTTGTGCCGGTAGTCGAAGGCGCTATCACTGCCGCTGCTGCGGCATGGATTGCGGTTGCTGTCAGCGTGGCTTCAATTGCGTACTCGGTATACATGTCCCGCAACATGAAAACTAAAACGTCAGCGGAAGCGGCTGAGACAAACACGCTAACGAATAACTCATTTACCAGTGCGGAAAACCGTGTCGGGCAAGGTCGCCCGGTGCCAATCCTCATCGGGGAAATGGAGGTCGGCTCGAACGTCATTTCTCTCGGTATTGACACAAGTAACAACCAGGACTGGACGGAATCTATTAGCTAAGGTGGCATTATGTCTTCAGGCGGTGGCAAAGCATCAACCCCCAAACTACTCGACGATAATCTCAAATCAAAGCAATTTTACCGGGTACTGGATCTAATTTCGGAAGGTCCGATTTTCGGGCCCGTTGACCAGGAACGCCTGTCGTCTTTCAAGCTCAACAAGACCCCGGTAACAGACGCGACAGGCAGCGTAAGCGTAAATGGCGTAAGCGTAGCCTGGCGCCCGGGGTCTGAAACGCAATCACCCATTAACGGCTTCGCTGCTATTGAAGCAACAACTATCGTGAACACCGAAGTAACCTATGACACGCCGCTGGTACGCACCATAACCGATCAGGACGTTACCCGGGTGCGGTTCAACGTTGGTGTGACCGGTCTGGTTGAGCAGGACACTAAAGGCAATCAGAATAACACTTCCGTCACTATGGTGCTGGAGAGTAGAACTGGTGCTTCAGGCTGGGTTATTGAAAAGACCGTGACTATCACCGGAAAGATATCAGGCGAGTATCTTGAGGCCCATCTGATTGATGCTCCGGATATCAAGCCGTTTGATATTCGCGTTCGCCGCATTACACCCGACAGCAGCAGCGATTTGCTGTCCAACGGCACTATCTGGAATAGCTACAGTGAAATCACCGACGACAACCTTAGCTATCCGTTCTCCGCCATTGCGGGTGCAGTTATTGATCGTGACCAGTACACCGACACCCCTAGTCGCACATACCATCTTCGCGGCCTGATTGTGGACGTTCCTGACAACTACGATCCGATTGCCAGAACTTACTCAGGGCTATGGACTGGCGGATTCAAAAAAGCGTGGACTAACAACCCGGCGTGGCTGTTCCGTGAACTGGCGAGGAATACCCGTTTTGGCCTGGCGAAACGTGCCGGTTATATCGATATAGATGACGGTGCGCTGTACGTCCTCTCACAGTATTGCGATCAGCTTGTTAACGATGGCTACGGCGGGCAGGAACCAAGGATGACGCTGAATGCCTATATTACCGAGCAGGTGAGTGCGCGTGACATTCTCGACAAGATAGCGAGCATGTTTCGCGGTATAGCACTGTGGGACGGGATGCGACTGTCTGTCATGCTGGATGCGCCACAGGACCCGATTGCGACAATCACGAATGCTAACGTGGTTGATGGCGAGTTCAAGCGTAGCTCCGTGAAGCGATCAGAGAAATACAATGCCGTTGTTGTGTCATGGACTGATCCGGATAATGGTTGGGAGCAGGTAAAAGAATACGTTTCCGACGATGAGATGATCGCTCGCGGAAACTACAACGAAACAACAATTGAAGCATTCGGTTGCACGTCTCGCGGTCAGGCATGGCGCGCTGGAAAATGGCTTCTTGAAACGGCGAAACGGGAAAGCAGCAGACTGTCTTTCCAGATGGCGCGCGATGCTATCCACTTCACGCCGGGTGATATCGTTGAAATCATGGATAACAACTATGCTGGTGCGCGTCTTGGTGGCCGCATTATGTCGCATGCAGGTAACAGAATTACCGTGGATGCGGTTGATTCATCCCTGATATCAGACGGCGACACCATGTCAATCATGGGTAGCAACGGGAAGTTCGTTAAATACGAGATTGGCAGCATTTCCGGCAACGTGGTGACGCTGAAAACGACTCCAGCATGGGTTCGTGACGGTACTGTATTTGCCATATCTACCAGTAACGTTTCTACCAGACTATTCCGCATCCTTAGCATTGCAGAGACCGATAACAACTCGGTCTACAGCATCACTGCATCACAACATGACCCGAACAAACAGGCCATTGTTGATGAAGGTGCCATGTTTGAAGTTCCCAACGATACACTGAACGGGTATCGAGTGCCGAACGTAGAGAACCTGCGCATCATCAACACCAATACCGAGACTGTTCAGGTTACTGCTACATGGGAGACAGCAACTACCACTAAAAAGCTGGTGTTTGAGTTATACGTATATACCGACGACGGCAAAGTGGTCGCTCAGTACGAAACAGATCAGTTCCGCTACGAGTTCTTTGGTCTGAATGCCGGTGGATACACGCTTGGCGTTCGCGGCCGCAATGAAAACGGAATGAAAGGCGCTGAGACGCAAATTAGCATGGTCATCGGTGCGCCACCTGCACCATCCAGTGTTATCTGGACGCCTGGCTTGTTCTCTGCTGACCTGGTCCCCGTCATGCCAATTACGGCAACGACAGACACATCGTTTGAGTTCTGGTACTCCGGGCAGAACCAGATTGTCAATCCTAACGATATTGAAGGCCAGACTCAGTTCCTTGGGCGCTCTAACCAGTGGACGCTTCATGGTCTACAGGCTGATAAGACGTATTACGTTTATGTCCGCACCAAAAATGCTTTCGGGGTATCGGAGTTCGTTGAGGCATCAGGTCAGGCGTCATCAGACATTCCTGGAATGATAGAACTCATTGATGAGCAGATCCGCGAATCAGATGCGTTTAAAAATGTTCAGCAGGGTGTCAACACCAACCTGGACGGTATCATGTCGAACGCGCTGGCGAACCACGGAACCGTTGAGCACCAGTATCAGCAATATGGGGAGGTTCGCGCCGACATCCTTGTTGTGAAAACAACAGTCGCTACTGCCGAGCAGGGGCTCGCCGATCTTTCCACTTACGTACAGGCACAAATAGGCCCTGAAGGAGAGTTAACCTCAGCCGTAAATCAGAAAATGACCGCTGAGGTCAACAGTGATGGCACAGCTAAAGCATCTTACACACTCAATATGGGGATTGTCAGGAACGGTGTGAAATACAATACCGGTTTCGGCATGTCCATTGAGCCTGACGGAGCAGGTAGTTATAAATCTACAGCTCTCGTTGCCGCCGACCAGTTCGGTGTTTATAGCGGGAGCGATCCGGGTAATTACAAGGCTGTATTTCTGGTATCTAACGGGCAGGCATTCATCAACGATGCTTTTATCAATTATGCGTCCATAACCCTTGCCAAGGTTGGCTCATGGTATTCAGCCAATTACGTAGAGGGACAGACGGGGACGATTATGAAAGCAGACGGTACGTTTGAGGTTAACGGGGCTGTATCTGGGCAGGGTGGCACAAAATTGACGAATACCAATTACAGCGTTAAGGATGGAAACGGTGTTCTTCGTGTGCAGATAGGTCAAATAACGGGGGTATTTTGATGGCGTGGGGTGTTCAGACATGGGATGACAATGGCGTCCCTAATAACTATGGGATCAAGCCTACAATGGTACTTTCCCGTGTGAATGTGTCTAACGGGCAGATATCTGGGTCGTGGTCTTTTACCATTGAGTCCGGATACCAGTTACGTTATTTGCAATGTCCGTTTCAATCAGTTAACTCAGCGAGCAGGAGAAAAATTAATTTCTCTGGCGGAACCGCATCATTATCCAGTGCTGCCAGTTCAGACTATACGGAAAATACCGAACCTGCTGTTGCGGGGATGATTATTTTTTATCAGGAGAAAATATAATGGCAACATACGGTGCGCTACTTACAACTCCTGACGGAGTTCAGTTCGTTACTCCGAACACTACCCCCATCGCACTTGAGAAAAAACTGACAGCAACAGGAAGTGGTATCGCTACAATAACAACGACATTTAATACTGAAGATGTTGTTATGCCTTTCTGTTGCACTACCGGAGCGGAGGCATATTTCACTTATACCATAAGCGGGAATACAATCAGTGTTCAGGCAAGGCAAACGGTAGGACAGTCTCAGTCACTTACGCTTCATCTTTATCTGTTCACAACAAAAGCACAGGTGCCTCCTGCGTGGGGAATGGCTATCTGGGATAAAAACGGGAAATGCATTCTAACCAATGAAACAAAAATACTTACAGATATAACGACAGGGGGGATAGTTGGAGAGGCTAACTCTGGGGTTAATCTTGATATTACAACCACAGGTAAAAAAGCCATAGCACCACAGGCTGCTGGTTTTATGGTGGCAGTATCTTCAGGTGGAGCATTGCAGTCACCGATTGGGAATACGTGTTATTTTAACGGAGCATCCTCTCGCATGAGAACAATGCTGGCCGAAACACCACCAACCGGATGGAACAGGCAGGTAATTGATTTTAAAACTTCTGTAAAATATATCGATGCCTCTTATTACGATTAATTGATGGCGAGTTTTGTAATTGGTTGCTGCTGTGCTGGGGGCCTCCAGGTGAACTCTTCAGCCAAAGAGTCAGAGATCTCGTTTACGAGCTCATCAGAGATTGTCAGGCTGTACGCTCATCCGCATAGGTGGTTTCACAGCAGCAGCTTTATGCTAACGTAGGTTGAATTTTCTGACAAACTCATTTCCCACAAGTTGTCGTCTTGAAGTTATTAACCGCTACCCATTGCCAGTTAAATGGATAGCCAGCGCGGTATTGCGTCTGATTGGCGACTTTACGCACTCCGTAAATCTGCACGGTAGTGTCCTGACCGCCAACCATTGCCTGAGCGGTGCAAATCGGCTTCTGCTTTTCGAGAATGCCAGCGCACCCAGAAACAAAGATTACTGATAACACTGCGATTGCTGATAGTAGTTTTTTCATGTTAATTCCCTTTCGTTATTGTAGGTTGGTTGTAACCCATTGAAAGCAATATACACAGATTTAAAAGCCATCATATCTGGTGGCTTTTGTATTTTTGACGTCAGAATTCAGGAGACACCATGTCCGCAGGAACATTAACCCTGACAAATAACTCTGCTGCGGTTTCCGGAAGCGGCACTGATTTTTCAACTGAACTGGCATCCGGTGACTTTATCGTTGTTACTGTCGGCGGCATCCCTTATACACTTCCGGTTAAAGCAGTAAATAACAATACATCACTGACGCTGGTTAGTGTTTACACAGGCCCGACACAATCCGGCGCTGCGTGGTCTGCCGTGCCTCGTGTTGCTTTGAACATGGTCACGGCTGCCTTGGTGGCTCAAAGCGCTGAGGCATT